CAGGTGCAGGTGCAGGAACTGCATCAATTACTGTTTGTGCTACTGCTAATATTGTAGGTGCGGTAGTTACTTTTTCTACGGCTGTAGAAACAATTGCAAGGTCTGCCACCTTTTCAGTCAATGTTGTACTTGCTGCTGATAACGCCGTTACAGTATTTTGTGAAACAGTTGCAATTGGTGCAATAACTGTATTTGTATTTGCTGTATTTGTTGCAACAATAGCAGTAACTGCTGAGTTTAATGTAGCAATTTGTGCATTTGCTGTATCGATTGCTGCCAAGACTGTTGCATTGTCTGGATCAGGGGTGGGAGTAAATGCAGCGCCTTGACTAATTGTTCCAGTAAATCCCGTAGTAGTACTTGTATTACTAATATTTGTTACGGGACCATTTGTAGTCTCTCTTACATTAAACCTAGCACCATTTGGTATTGGTCCAGTCACGCTTACATCTGCTTGCCATGCCCCATCTGCTGGATTAACATCGGCATTAAATCTAACTTGAGTCATTTGTGTCTCTGCTGTTTGCAAGGGATAAACTCTAAGATCCCAAGCAACGCTAAGGGTGTTTGTAGTTGTTGAATATGTAATTCCAGATCCATTACTCCAGGTGGTCCAGTCATACCCTGCTATAGAAATCGAAGGTGCATTTGGAGTAGAATAATAGTTTGCACCTTCATTTACACCAAAGGTAATAGTGGCATTGGACCCGACGTAAACATTATTGTATGTGACTCCGCCCATTTGTAAATTAAATGGAAGGTTCATTCGAACACCAGCGTCATCTACATTAGATAAAACATTTGTGGTAGTGCCAATAGTTGCCGCTAGAGCATTGACTGCATCTTGAGCGTTATTAATTGCTACGTTTGCTTGAGTTAATTGTGTTTGAGCCTCTGTCCGTGCAGGTGTTACTGCTGCCACTGCCGTAGTTGCTGTAGCAACTGTTGTAGTAGCCGTATCTACTGCTGTCTGTGCTGATTGAACTAAAACTGTGGCTGTCTCTGATTGGGCAACTTCTGTTGCAATTGCTGTAGCTACTTGTGCAACTGTGGTTGGTGTTTCTGTCATTAATGGGGTTGCTGTTGATATTACTGTGGCTACCGCAGAATCTACGGTAGTAACGGCTTGCGTTACTACTGCTTGTGCCGCTATAACCTCTGGTGTTTGAGTTGTAGCGCTTACTGGGATTGCTGCTACGGCTTCTGTAACGGATGCTACCGTTGAAGTAATTGTTTGAACAACTGCTGTTGCTGTTTCTACGGCTGAGGATACATTTGATACTTCTGCTACCGCAGCCGTCGCTGCTGCTACCGCTGTATTTGCTGCTGATACAGCAGTGTTAGACGCTGTTACTGATTCAACCGCAGTGGCTATAGTCACTGTTGCTGTATCAGATGCAGCTGCGGCTTGTGCAACTTCTGTGGTTGCGGTTGCAATGGCTGTGTTTACTGCCTGCTGTGCAGGGCTTACCACAACTTGTTCTGCAGGAGCAGGAGGCTCATTAGCATTAGCAAAGTTAGGACTAAAAAGGAAAAGCCAGCCGATTATAAAAAGGCTGGTTAAAAAATACTTTAGCTTTCTAGTCAACTAGGTGTCTCCTAAGTAATGCAATATCTTTGCTTACTTAATAATTATACCACTTTAACTATTTAGGATTATCTGTTTTATAAAAACCATTACCTTTAAACTGTATACCAAATGGAGTAAAGTGTCTAGTCATTTCTGACTCACATTCAACACATGTATAGCCTGGGTCTTCATCCATAATTGATCTATGAGTTGACATTGTTGGGTGTGCATCATCATATGAGCACTTGTATTCGTATACTGGCATTACCTATCCTTTAATTATAGTGAGCAGTTTCGGGACATACTCAGGTCCATCCTGCGGGTAACGGCCCGCTATCTGCGACTTCCCAGTTACGGGTTGCAGATTTCTATTATACCTTACTTGATTTTAATTTCTTTAGGCTTTTTTTCTTCTGGAACAATGCGATCCACATTAATATGTAGCATGCCGTCTTTTAGCTCTGCACCAGATACTTCCATGTATTCACCTAGGGCAAAAGATCTGACGAACTTTCTACCAGCAATACCCTTGTGAACAATTTCTGCATCTGTAACTTCTACAATTTCACCCTTAATAATAAGTGTTCCATTGTCTACCGAAACATTAATATCTTCCTTGGTAAAACCTGCAATAGCAAGCGAAAGCCTGTATGTGTCTTCATCTAATTTAAGAAGATCATACGGAGGATATGATTGAGAGTTGATTTTGTGTGCAGTATTTAGACGGGCTAGGTCCCTGTTAAAGCCAATAAAAAAAGGATCATTAAATAAATCCATTGCGAATTGTGTTACCATGTTATTCCCCTTTCAAGCGAATAAATTAATATACGGACCCTCTATTGAGCAGTCCGTATATTATTATAGCAAAATATTTATATCTTGTCTATTTCTTCTTAGCCCTTACCTTAGCAAGTGCTTCAAAGTCCTTTACCTTAGTATCCCCTAGGTATCCCCAGGCATATCCATCGGCAATCATTTGTTCATTGACTGATACCTTAGATCCATCTAGGAATATCCATCCAAGGATGCGCCCGTATTTTTCTGATGAATCCATCTTCTCTGTCTTAATGACAACATCTTTAGCGTCTTTAATCTTAGACTTTAAATACTCTTTAGATTCAAGCCCCAAAACCTTTTCAGCTTTATCTCTTGTTCTACTTTCTGGAGTATCAATTCCAGCCAGCCTAACTCTTGAATTAAACGATATGTCAAAACCTAGATCAATCTCTACGTCTATTGTATCTCCGTCTACTACGTTAGTTACTTTCTTAACATGGTATTCGTACATTACTTCTTCTTTACTGCCGCCTTCTTTACAGGAGCCGCCTTCTTAACTGGTGCAGCTGGCGCTGCAACCTTCTTAGCAACAGGCTTACCAAATGTTGGTCTTCCAAATCCTACAATTCCTACGATCTGACTTCTACGAAGCTTTGATCCGTTCTTCTTCTTATAAGCACGATTCTTTAGGCAACATTCTCCGCCATTTCTTTGATCGCCTTTCTTATCTGCAGATGTATTTCCTTCTACAACATCTACTGTGCCGTCTGCATTTACTGCAGCAACAATTCCTACGTGAGAAATTCTGTCTACGCCATCTGATGGGAAATCAAAATAGGCAATATCTCCAACTTCTGGTGTTGCTACTTCTGCCATCTGCCAGGCTCCTGCTTTAATGAATGCTTGCGCTCCTGCTGGTGTGTATACAGTGTTAGGAACTTTTACTCCTGCTTGATCTGCACACCACATAACGAATGATCCGCACCATGGTTGAAAGTTTGCTTTTGCAAACTTACCATACTTTGTTTCATTGTCTTTTGGTCCTTCAATAGTTCCAACTTCTGCTAGTGCTACTTCCACTAGTCTTGCTGCTGATCCTTGTTCTGCTGCCATTTTATTTCTCCTAATCTATTTGTATTAAAATATACTGATCCTAGTATACCAAAAAAAATTAAAACCTGTTGTAAACATGAGACAGCACCTTGTCATAGTGCTCTTGCCTCATATGATCATTTAAAAAGTTATTAAGATTATCTTTAGGCTGCATCCAGGACTCGATCATATCTGTCCCAAGAATTTCCCTAATATTTATAGGTTCTGGGAGTCCTCTTTCGGCACACTGTATTTTTAATTCTTCAACAAAATTTAAATACTGCTCGTGCCTTTCTTCAAATTCAAAGTCGGGATCCAGCTCTGGAAACCTCCAGCTACTTGTCACAATTGTTATAAATTGGGGGACTGGCTCCATAAAAACAACTGTACATTTATCAAAATGTTTTATGACATTATCTATATACGTTGAAACAACTTCCTTCGCTCCAACATAATTTTTTAATTTTTTATTTGGAAGATGATTTCTGCAGTCTATATATCCAAGCCAAGGTATAAAAATATTACCCTCTGCGTTCCATTTTTCTAATATAGGTTTTTGGGTACCGCTTGCAAAGTTTAAAAAATCATAGCTATATGCGGATCTACCAGAGTGACCAGAGATTAATATCTTTGAAGTGTCATCTTCATATCCTATTAAAACATCTTTCATAAATACAGTAAAACCATTTTCATCTGGGGCTTTGGTTTCATAGTGTGAGTTAGAATGAATTTCCGTACCCGACTCTACATTGCTTGAGAACCAGGCCTTAGAAGAATACCCTAGTCTTGTTGCGTGAGAATCACCTAGTATTAATATATTTTTCATTATACTCCATTATACTGTTATTTAATTAGCTTGAAGGCTTAAAGTCTACAAGAAATTCTTTTGGGGCAAACCCTGAGCTTAGAGTGTACCTTTCTTTACCGCTAAGCATAGTTACATGATGCTTGTATTTGCTGTAAAATATAAACAGCTTCCCAGCTGTCGGGCTGAAGGTTATGTCCAAGTCATCAAACACTAAGTCTCCACCTTCAAACCCTTCATTTAAATACAATAAATATACTACTGCATCTTCGGGGTCAAAGTGTGATCCCATTTCACTGCCTGGCATCATTTTTGATGCAAGAATATTTGGGAAGTGGGAGTATGTATTTTTATCTACACCTACTTTACCCATAAAATCATATACTAATGGGTGAACTTTATCTTTTACCAACTGCTTTAGATACATCTGGTCCTCGGATATTAATTCATCTGAGTGGAAGTCTATTTTCATTGTTAGTTGAGTCCTGTGGTTTACAGACAAAAACTTTTCATCAAGATTGTTAAAACAATCAAAGACTTTTTTAAAATTAATGTCGTCTTTGATGTCGCAAATAGCTACATGCTCGTGTATAAAATTCATAAATACCAGTATACCATTTTCTTTAATTTTTATAAACAGTGTCCCCAGATGGTATCGAACCATCGACCCGCAGATTAAAAGTCTGCTGCTCTACCAGCTGAGCTATAGGAACGTACCCCTGGCTGGGATCGAACCAGCGACCTACAGATTAGAAGTCTGTTGCTCTTCCGCTGAGCTACAAAGGTGTGCGGCAGGTAGGACTTGAACCTACGATTACCGAATTATGAGTTCGGGGCTTTAACCAACTAAGCTACTGCCGCTTAGTTAGTATTGTATCTAATTGTATTATTTTTTGTCAATAGTATTTTCTACTATTTGCTGCACGTACTCTGAAAAATGTTTTCTTATGCTGCCCATTGGCCTTGAGCCAAAAGAATCCCATAGCCTTTGATATTCTATTATATTTTGTAATGTTGTTGGACATACAATCAGCCCATTATATGTCTTCATTACGGTTGGCAAAGGCACATGTTTTGTGCAGCATTTGCACTGCTTTGCTAGTTCTTGATATTCACTCATAGTATTTGCATCCTGTCCATTGCTTCTCTCAAACCTTCAGGCATTCTTGGTGCCCTAATCATGTTATAAGATGTTGTGTCTGGGTCATCTTTGGCCCCAAAATCATTGTCGTAATTCATAGATTCATATGTATGAATATTAATTTCTTGATTATTATCAAACCTTGTTCTGCTGATCGAATTAAATATTGCCCCACATGTTGCGTCCGCCAAGTCTTTAGATCCTTTTCTTGGGTGATCCACTTTGTCTCTCATAATTCTAAGTTGGCATAGCTCATCTATAAGCAGTGGTATGTGTGGGCCAATTAGTCTCTCTTCCGCCACAATCATAGCCATATCGTCATAATGCTTTTTAGCGACAGACAGAATCTCTGTATTGATGCCATATTGTTTTAGTTGTTGCATCATATCATGAGAGTTCCATCTGTCAAAGGTACATATTGCTATATTAAATCCTCTTGTTTTAAGAGAAAGAATGTAGTCTTTTACTTCAGTAAAGTCAACAGATTTGTCTGGGGTCGGTGTCCAGTATCTTACAGCATCAACCTCTACAATTGGGGCTGGCTGCGAGTAGGTATCAGTCACCTTTACGTTAACCCATTTATTTACATGAGCCATTGTTACTGCACAGTGGTCATGCTTTTGAGCCAAGTCTACGTGAATATAATATTTTTTATCTGGGTCTGGTATAAACCACTCTTCAAGTCTGCCAAAGTTGTCAACTGCGATTGATCCCACGTTAAAAGCCTTCTCTACTTTTTCTCTAGATTTAAAGAATGCATCTACTGCATCTGGGGGCATGCAAGCAAATCTTGAAAGAGCATCTGTCGGGTTTGTATAAAATGCTGTTTTAAAATCATCAATCTTTCTAACTGGGTTTATCTCCCACGTAGGTCTTTTAATAGCATAAACCTTTGGTATTTTATAAGATATTATATGATCCTCTTCCCATTGTATTTCAAACTCATTTCCTTCTGTACCGTCTGGTAGTTCTTCGTACATCTTAAACTTATGGTCTCTAATTATAGTTTCTTTTTCGCCTATTACCGCATCATATCTTTGCTGTATATAATCATTCTTAAATCTAGGAAATGATAGCAATATAACTTTACCAAAATCTGGGAAGCGTGAGTCTACTGATGCCCTGTACATATCATAAACCGCACTACCTGTTTTAGCTTGATCGTGACCAGTTGTATTATCAATTGCAAAGCCAGAAATTTCATCCAGAATAACAACGATAACGTTATATCCTTCCCAAGCCTCTCTTTCTGAGTGGCCAGAGTGAACCGTTATAGCCTTGTTAAACTGGATTTCAGATGCCTTGGCATAGTACTTCCCAATAAACCATGGCGACTTGTCTATGCGGCTCCTGAAGCCTTTAAAAAATACGTTGCTTGCCTGCTGTGAGTTAATTGCAATATTAATAATATCAATAGAGTCGCCTGGAGGTTTGCCGTAATATGTTGCTGGGTCCTTTAGACATAATAGTAAATATACTATATACGCTACTGCAATCGTTGAGCAGTAGTCTTTTCCAGAACCTTTTCCTAGCTGTGCGACAACTTCGTTTGCCGTTTGCTTAAATCTAATAGATCCCTCTTCGTCTCCAAATAATTTTTTTAGTGTTGTTTCTTTATATATCTGTGAGCTTTTTTCAATCAAAGTATACTGATAATCAGAGAGTGGAGGTAGACCTAAATAATTTGGGTCATTTACAAATGTGCGAAGATCGACTGGCTTTTCTTCAAACTCTTCACCGTCTAATATATCAATTAAATCTGAGAAATCAAATGACATGCTACCTCCCCATTGAATTAGTTAGAGGGTGGCCAGATGGAACATATCCTTTTGGAACCTTTATCATGTGGTATATATGATTTGGCCAAGCATAATACTTTTCACTTAAAACTTCTTTAGTTGAATGTTTGCAATGATCTTCTGGACTATGGAATATCAGGTCGCCTTTCAATGGCTTGTATACAATGTCTTGATCCTCATAGTAAAATTCTCCGCCTTCAAAATCATTAAAGAATATATACATTCCCATGTCAATGCCGTCTGCGTAGTCGAACTCTTCGCCATCAACATAAAGTGCTGAGGCCTTTGATGCCTCTAGAAACTCTGAGTTGTCAGAATGTGCATATCTTTTAGTACCTTGTAATAATTTGTGAGGATGAATATTTGTGCCAACAAAATACCCGTCGTGTAGAAGAGATTGAATCCTAGATCTAATTTCTTGCAAACTCTCAACGCCCTTTTCTTCTATTACCTTAAACCTTTTCTCAGGGTGCGGCTGCCAGTAGTCTTCTGGGGGGAGGCTATCTAGGTACAGTGTTACCGAGTCAGATTCTTCGGGGCTCATGAAATTACGATATACATATATGTCTTCGCCAATTTTTTCAAATAAATCTTTATTGAACATTGGTTATCACTTCTGCGTCGTGAATATTTACTGACTCAACTATGCCAGTAATCTGAGATAGCCTCTTTGCAACATCCATTTTACATTTAGGGCAACCAGCAGTAACTTCTTTTAAAATTCCAACTAAAACTTCTTGTTTACGTTCTGTCTCGGCAATCTGAGATGCTATTTGTGTATTCTCTAATACTCCCACTGACTGAAGCATTGCTATTCTTTTGGTTTCAATATCTGCAATAAGCTTTAGGGCACTCGCTTTCACGCTTAGCTGCCCCTGGGTGTCCGCATCTTCTACAGTCTTCCAGGCTTCTTTAATTAGCATCGCATAGTGCTGATCTGCTCCAGAGATAGCTTCACGAGCACGGTCACGGATATTGCTATCATTATGGACTACAGACTTCCATTCGTCAACATATTCCAGGACTTCTTTTCTAGAGAAACCAGTGAGTGTTGCTATCTGTGTTGCAGAATTTCCCTTTAGAAGTTCTTCCACAACCTTATTCATGCGGTCAAAATGTACCGCTGGCTCTATTTCGCTCATAATTAAATTATACCACGTTTTAGTTGACTAAGACTTGTTGGCAATTTTAAGAAGTATTAGGTATCCAATTAGATCATCAATATCATTATCGCCAGGGAATGCTTTATCGTTTTGAATTCTATTTAATTTATCATCAATGCGGACACGAATCTGTTCTGTTGAGTCCGCCTTTGAAAATATACGAATTGGATCTAGTGCTGAGTTTCCATATGAGATATTTTTCTTTATAAGCATCTCTGCAATCTCTAAACACTCTCTAATGATCTTGTGGCCAGAAGGAGCATCTGTTGCAATTAACTGAAGGTCTGTTATCCAAGCCTGATATCCACCATCTTTATTTGGGTACTCGCTCATTTTTTTCTCAACAATCCAAACTCTTGTAAATATCTCTGTATAGTCATAGCAGAGACCCCGCACTCTTTACCTATTTCTGTAACTGTTTTCTTTTGAACTATGTATCTCCTATATAGCCAATCTTTACTTTGATAAAGTTTCATCGCTTAGTAAGTACCTGGTTGCTATAGTGTGCAATCCCAAAGCTATCCGCAACATCAAAATCTATAATTTCTAAACCATATTTCTTATTAAAGTAGTCAGCAGTTCTTTGCTTTCTCATATTTCTTAACTGATTTTTATACCAAGATTCAGCATAGCCTGGATTAGCCAATCTTATTGCAGACTTCTCATCCTTCGTAGGATTTTTGTTGCCAATGTACGCCTGCCACGAGGATGGACTAATAGTAATAACCTTAGCACCAGTAGACATAAGCTCAGCAATAACAACTCCATAGACATAGGACAATTTTATCACAGCATCAGGTGATCTGACAAGTATGGCACCTTCAACAGCAATATAATCACTCTTAAGTTCATCTAACATCATGGCCATTTTATTTTTAGCGTCGTGAATTTTTTCATATATATCTTCGCCTACAAGATTAATCTTTCCCCATTTAAGAGGAACATCATCCTCCATTAAACAAAAAGCTATAGAGTTAGTTGAGGCATCTATGCCTAAAACCCTATTTGCTTTTGTCTTTATTAGGCTAGCTAATTTCATCTACAATGTCTTTCAAAAGCTTTCTTGATTTTAAATTTGTTTCTTTTACGCAAGAAGAACATATGTCCTCAGAGTTATACCTGCTAAGCTGAGCCTTGCATTTTTTGCAGAGCCTTACTGCACCCTTTTTAATTGCTTTTTTCTCATAATACTTTTGCATAATTCTTTTGTTTGTTGCAACCCTGCAGCACTCGTCAGAACAATACTTCTGGTTGTGTGTCTTGGAGTCAAAGTCTTTAGCGCATTCTGTATTGGCACAAATCATATTTTTGGAACCTTATAAAGATCTATTTCAACAGTACCGATTGGACCTGATTTGTCATAACAGGCCTTCTTGACTGGACAATATGTGCAAGGCATCTTAGACTTGGTTGATCCTTCTGGTCTTACTGGTAGGTCTCCATTTTGAAAGTTATCCCAGACCTGCTCCATCCAAGCAAATGCTTCTTCAATAATCGCTTTATTCTTTTCATTCATTGAAATTGGAATAATCAATATCTCTTGAGTGTTCTTGTTTTCATACAGGAAAAATCCCTCTTTGGCATTTTTTAATTTCATATAGGTTAATAGCTGAAGCATATGGTTTGCTGATGACTTCATCTCTGATTGTCTTGTATCCCAAACTTCTTGCTTTGCCGTTTTGATTTCACCAATTACAGTCTCGCCATCATACTCCATAATTAAATCTATAAAGCCTCTAATTGGAGGATACTCATTAATAATTTCTTCTTCTTCTGCTCTCCATTCTGGCATAGTGGCAATAAGTTTTTGAAGTCTTTCGTGGGCTTGAGTTCCCTGTGCCATATTTGCAACTGCAACGGCATCATTATCATCAATAAATACTGCACCAGAAAATGCCATGTACCAATATCTGGGACACGTTCCATGTCCATAACCAAGTGAGCTTGGGCTAAATGACTTCTTTGTCATCTGTCCGTCTGCTCTCTTGGTATTGCGATATGACTCGTCAAGTAATGAGGCAAACTTTTCTGGATCAAAGAACTTTCCAGTATGCTTTTTAAACTTAAGATTCTTTACAATATCTCTGGCCATTTATGAGTTGTACCTAACGACATACTTAAGTGCATCTACAAGTTTGTCTATGGACTCCTTTACTGAATAGTAAACGTTCTTCTTGTTGTTATTTACAGTTCCCGCTTTATCTTTAGCGATAGTTGAATACACAGAAGACATTACGGCAAACTTGGTGGACATTGCTTGAAGTTCCATAATAAGCACAGGAGCTTTTGCTGATGGGACATCTGGTGTCATCAATAGCTTTACAACAATAGCCAATGCTTTGTCTAAGTGCTCATCCTGCATATACTCATGCAGGTCGTTGAACTCTGTTATATCACTAATTAATTGAAGTGTGTTTTTATCTTCCGCCATTTTTAATCCTCTTGTCCCACTTGTCAATGAATAGTCCGACTGGATACCCAATAATAAATCCTACCATTAATCCAAATAAAAACATAGTCATTTTAAATTGCCCTCAAACTCAGTTACGTTCATCTTTAGATTGTCAACCTCATGTTTCCCTATCTTGTTTCCCTTATGATCTATTGCTTTTTTGTACATCTTTAGCCTTGGCTTATCTGCTGACACTGCTCTTTGAATTTCATCTAAGTAGTCTTGAGTGTCTTGAATTCTTTTATCTGAGGGGTAGACCTCATTCAAAACATTAATGTTAGAGTCTTGAAATTGTGCAATTGATACTGGTAGTATGCATGCTACATCTGTTCCAGCCTTTACAAAATATTCTTTGTTTGCTTCGTGAAGCTTCCATACAATTGGAAATGATCCTGTAAATATAGATGATGATAAAACAGTTGTTATAACTTCAGCACCTTCAATGAATTGATTTGGTACTGGCATAGTAAGTATGCTTACATCTGGGTCTGTTCTAAATATTAAATTAGTGTTGAAACTTACGGTTCCCTCTCCTCTGCCAGACCATACATGTTCACTTCCAAGTATCGCTTTCGCTGGGTTCTTTCTATCTCCGTCCCAGACAAATGAAATATCTTGGTCAAAATAAATTCCATACCCAAGAGAGTTTGCTGCCATTATTGGAGTACAGTTATATGTAACGGAGTGCATCCAGTCTCTCTTTGGGGGCAACTGTCTTATTTTTGCTGATAGGTCCCTGTGGTTGTCTCTGTATGCATTAATCGTGTACATTGTTTGTCTCCCAACATTCTATTAGTTGCTCTAGCATTGCCCACTCTATTACTGCAAGCCTTGTCTTTGATCCGTCTGAGCCAAGCACTAGCTTTAGTACTGGGCTTTTGTCCCTACTCACCTTAAATGTGTCAGTACATATCTTTGACCACATTGATTTAGATATAGATATAGACTTTGAGTATTCTTTATAATCTACAACAAAATTATGCCAGACGGCATCTCCTTTTTGATAATCTCCACGACCTGAATTCTTTTGGCCTTTGGCGCCATCCCTTTTTATTTCTGATCGCTCTGACATTAATTCCCACTCTCAACTGCAATTTCATCAGTAGATATCCTTATCAGCTGCATATCTTTATCGACATACTCTGATTCAGTCATTATGCCATCAGACTCTACAGTATATTTGCTTTCCCACACTATATTTTTATCTGAAACATAATCTAAAAATGTTCTTGCAAAATATCGATTGGCATTAAAGTATTGTTTTACTCCATGATAAAACGGCTCAGTTGATGGCATTATTACTGCATCACCTGGCATTGGCTTATACTTATAGCTTTTTTTAGAAATATCATCATAGACACAAATTTCTCCACCGTCATAACTATTATTTAAATAAAAGTTTATTGTTGCTACGTGCCTTCTAAATTTAATTTCGTTTGGTATCGGAAGCTCATCAATATGATAGGCCATCATAAGCTTATCTGGTGGTCCATTGAACTTCTTTTCTTTTTCATACTCATATTTAAAGTAATCCACATGTATGGACTTCTCAATAGAGTTTAGCTTGTCCCAATTTAATATGAAGTCTGGCCAAGTTCCAGACTCTTTAAATTCTTTAAAGTAATCTTTATTTATAAATTCAGTTATATCATAAATTTCTTTTAAATACTTTTTTTCTTTAATTGCGATATCAGTGCCTGAGTCTAAACTGAGGCCACTATCAAATAGCATCCCTCTTCTTTGGCCCTGCTCATACCAATCCCTCCAGGGATCAAGAATAGAATCTACGTTGTCTTCTTCCAACAGATCAATTAGCTCTTGGCTATATTTAAATATGTTTTTGTACACAACTATTTGAGGAGCAATTATTATCTTTTCTATATTTTCGTATGACATTTTATCCCAACCTATGTACTGACTCATGTCCTTGTGAACAAGTCCATTTCATTATTAAATTTACAGGATCCCACAACCCGCCATCTACATCAATATCACATTTAGAGCATGGCTTAATTCCTTGAAGAGTTTCAAATGTAGAGTTGATTTCTTCTGGCTCATCTTTCTTTAAAAATTCATTAAGATTTGGCATCAATGTCCTTGATTAACTTATCAACAACATCTGGGTTGTCTCTTAAATAGTTAACTGCCTTTGCACGTCCTTGAAGTCTTTCTCCATTAACTGTGTACCAAGCTCCGCCCTTTTCGATTGCTCCAACCATCTCAGCAACATCTAAAGTTTCTCCAACTAAATCTACTCCAAGCGATTCTCCTTGATAGTAGAAGTCGTATTGTCCAGATAGGTTAGGGGGGCCGAGTTTGTTGTAATCAATAATCCAATTGACTGGTCTGCCAACTCTTTGTTCAATAATCTTGTCACCAACTTTAACACCAGCTTTGATAGCATTAGCTTCAGCCTCAGAAGACCAAAGCTTAATGACGGTGGAAGAGAAGAACTTGACTGCCATTCCTCCTGTCGGTATGTGGGAGGCATGCATAGATCCAAACTGATTTCTCTGTTGTGAGATGAGTACCAATAATGTGTTCTTGTTTGCATAGTTTAACATCTTGACTGCGTGAGTCATATCCTTTGCTTCAGCGCCGATTTGCTTTGTGTCTTGCAAATCTTTCATTTCATTTCCATCTTTTTCAAAATAAATAGCTGGTAGTAATGCTGATATAGAATCAACTACAATAATATCAACACCTGCATCCATTAGCTTGGTAGCAACATCGACCATATCATTAACTGTTTTAGCTGGTGAGTAGATAAGGGAAGACGAATCTACTCCAAGCATCTCTGCCCAAGCCTGATCGTAGGATGCTTCAGCATCAATCCATGCACAAGTCTTACCTTCTTTTTGTGCAATCGCAATCATCTGTAAACAGAATGAAGATTTTCCCGCTGACTTATTGCCCCAAACAAGAACCTGTCTTCCGTAGCCAAGCCCACCTTTTAAGGCCATGTTAAGGCCAATGCTTGGCGTCTTTTGCTTTTCTACTTTTACGTCTTGTGCTGCTTTAACTCTTGCTCTTGTTTTTGGATCTAGTGCTGCTAGGATATCGTCTATCGCTATAGTCATTTATTCTCTTTCTTTTATACAATTATATCATTAAAATAAATTGCCGTGAAGCTTTGGCCTTTCTTTATTAATTTCCATTTTTTTAAATAAAACTTCATCTAAACTATGTTCTACAAAACCACCGTTACGCATTGATGCGTATAGGTCAAGAGTTCTAATTAAGATGTCAACCATCTCTTCTACGATTTCTTCAGACCCTTTATTCTTTCTTATAGCTTCAAGAACTTCAGTTACCTCAGAGTGTATTAAAGCCAACTTGTTTCCAAATACGTCAAAGTTTTTTGGCTTATCCCAAAACCCCTTTTCAATTGCAGTCTCGTGCAATAATGCTGCAAGTACGTCTAGCCCATAGTCTGTGACTAGTACCATCTCACCTTTACTCGAAGTCTGTAATGAGCTGGTCGTTATTGAACCCTGATTCATTTTTTCCTTTTAGCGTAAATGTAAATGTCTGATCATCTGAATTGTAATCAACCTTAAGCTCTTGGTCATCTGTTGCAGCATTCATAAATAAATCTGTGGACACTGTGATTGTGCCAAGCGTCTCTAGTGCCGCAATTAAAATCTTTGGTACGCTAAGGGCACCAAATATATCCTCTGCTGTGCTCACTTTAATGTCTTCTGTCATCTTATCTCCTTGATATTTAGCGTTCCGTCATCTAGTTTAGCTAACGTCACCTTGCATTTCATTCCTTCTCGCATTTTTGCTAAAGTCATTTTATACATTGCTGGGAAAGCAATTGCTCTTGTTAACTTTTTGTCTCTATCTGACAACACAATGTGGCTCATTTGCTTTCCAGCCTTTGTTGTATAAGGTGTAAAGTTTACCACAATGTACTCGTCTTCTTCAAGATCGTAGCTCTTTCTATATAAATAGTCTACAAATAAATCATTGGAGTCTGGATTAATATCTGATACCTTAATGTATCTGGATATTCTATTATCTCCGACCAAAACAAAGTACATCTGACCAGTTTCAATTTGAGTTTGCTCGGTATGGAATAATCCAACGGACCCAGTTTCATCTACAAGCTCTACTCTTGCCCACCCATTTCCACGCTTGATTGACTTCACCATTCCAAACATTACAAATGAACCAAGGTCATCAAACTCTTCAATTGGTCTTGCCTGAGCTTTAATCCTTGGAGGGATTCCTTCAAGATTAAATGTTGGAATACCTAAGTATTCGTAGTAATTGTCTTTTTCATTTCCTTGCCTTTTGTTATCAGTAAACGCAGCACCGCCGATGGAGTTAAGAGCAGCAATAGCACGGCTATTAATGCCAGAACCCTTTTTCGATGCCTTATCAATAAAGTCAGCATAGTCACTGAACGGTCTTCTTTCTATTATTTTGTTTGCAATGCTGTCTGAAATAAACTTTACTTCAGCCAATCCAAATCTAATTGCATTATCTTGTAAAGAAAAGTAAACCTGGGACTCATTGATATGAGGTAGCAGTACCTTTAGCCCAAGTCTTTTTGACTCAATTAAATATTCTGTTCTTGCGTCTTTGTCATTTTCATTTTTAAGAATTGAAAACATGAACTCAAGTGGGTAATAAAACTTAAGCCAAGCAGTATAATAACTAAGCATAGAGTAAGCAACAGCATGGGAGCGGTTAAAAGAATAACCAGCATGCGCTTCAAAATCATGCCATAGCGCTTCGGCTTTTTTCTTAGTAATGTGTTCTGAAGCCCCAGCAATAAACTTATCCTTGAATTGGTCAAATTCTTTTGCATCTTTTTTCTTTCCAATAATCTTGCGGACCTTATCAGCCTCTGCCCAAGTCATGCCGCCCAAGTGTACGCATGCCTGCATAACTTGCTCTTGATATATGATAACACCATATGTGTTCTCGGTAAAAGGCTTCATGATTGTGTGCATATAGTCCACAGCTTCATTGCCATTCTTTCGGCTAATGTACGCTGCACCTACTGTATTCATCGCACCAGGACGAACAAGTGCATTAGAAGCAGCAAGATCTTCAAACTTGTCTATACCCATTTTAATCAAAAGGTTTGTGTATGGAGTTGCTTCTGCTTGGAATACACCCTTTGTATACCCGTCGTTTAGCATCTTGTAAACATTGGCGTCATCCATAGTCATTTCGGAAAGATTGATTGTCTTGCCATGCCTATCTTTAATTGACTTTAATGTATCAGAGATCACAGATAAAGTCTTAAGACCTAGTGCATCTAGCTTAATAAGACCTATATCTGCAACCGTATCCATATCGTATGCGACGACTGGAATTCTTCCTGATACTTTATCTTGAGAGTCTTCACGAGATTCAACTGGTGCAAACTTTCTTAAATCATCTTTTGCAACAACTACACCAGCAGCGTGTACGCCTACTGATCTGATTCTTCCACGAAGTCTATCGGCAAGCCAAACAACTTCTGGGTAGCGCATTCTAAATTCTTTTGTATTTGGAGAATCTATAAAGTCTTCAAATGTATCTACAGATTTTAGTGCACGATTAACTTCTTGAAGAGGAACCATAAATACACGAGCAGCATCTCTAACAACACCCTTATCTTTAAAATAAGTGTATGTAGAAATAGAAGCAACGTGCTTGAACCTTTTCTTTAAATAATCTTTAACTTCTTTTCTTCTGCGGTCTTCAAAGTCAGTATCAATATCTGGAAAGTCATTACGCTCTTCATTAATAAATCTAAAGAACAGTAGGTCGTACTTAATTGGATCCACATCAGTAATTCCTAATGTATAACAAACTAAAGATCCAGCGGCAGAACCACGCCCAGGCCCAACCATAATATTATTTTCTTTAGCCCAATTAATCATATCTCCAACAACAAGGAAGTACGAAGCAAAATTTTTCTTGGCAATAATCCCAAGCTCTTCGTTAAGCCTGTCCGTATAAATAGGGTCTGAAGCCTTCTGAAGCCTCTCTAAGCCCTTTTCAGCCAACTCTCTTAGTCTTTCATCAGCATCAGTTTTTGGGACTGGCAGGAGGTCTAGGCCCTGATAGAAGTCATAATCTCCAACCTTATCAGCAATTTCCATTGTATTGTCATAGATGTCTGTTCGATTAATTCCAGCCTTATTAAAGTCTGCCTCTATTTCAGAACGGCTCTGAATAAATAAATTCATATCTTGAAATGAGATTCTTCGATCAGGATAAAGATAGTTAAATCTATCTAACATGTCCTTCATATTTCTAGACATATCAAAATCCATATCCTTGTCAGCTTTTGGAGATGTAGAGAGAATAAGTAATGCTTCTTCTAGTATTCTATCTTCTTCTTTAGCAAAGTGAGCGTCTCCAGTTGCCACCGCCTTAATTTTAAGCTCGTCAGCAAGATCAAGAAGAGCAGCATTTATTTCTGGCGGATTATGAGATTGAACCTCCACATAAAAATCTTCTTGAAAAGTTTGCTTAAAGTCTTTGAGTATAAGCCTTGCTTCTCCCAATTCGCCTTTTTCGATGCACTTACTAATAAGACCATTAAGGCATCCGCTAAGGACAATAATACCTTCCGCATATTCTTTTAAAACCTCTCTGTCAATTCTAGGCTTATGATAAAAGCCTTCGTTCCAAGCAAGCTCTTGCAGAATATTTATATTCTCCAACCCCTTTTTATTTTTCGCTAGCAAAATAATATGGTTATAGGCCTGAATAGACTTATCCGTTTTAGAGGATCTATCAAACCTATCTGTTGGAGAAATGTACGCCTCAACACCAAGAATTGGCTTAATGCCAGTTTCCTTTGCGGCAATTTGCATATCTCTATGTGATGAGAGAGTACCATGGTCTGTAATTGCAATCGCAGTTTGCCCAGCATCTAACGCCGATTGGCATAATTCTTTAGGTGAATTTAGTCCATCCATTAATGAATAGTATGAATGAACATGTAGGTGTGTAAAGCTCATTAATATCCGCCCATGCATTCATTTCTTGTATGATAAAGTCTTATCTTAGTCATAGTCTTTTTGTTTGGTGCGTAAAGCTCTTCTCCACAACATGCAGTTTTTAAATACCATTCTCTTGCAAAGAAGTCGTAAAGCATTCCTTTGTAATCCTTATACTTGTGCGCCACAAAAGTATCAAAAGGATCTGGTATCTCGTATGTGTTCATATAAGCATTCTACTAAATAACTCAGGGGCAGTCAATAGACTGCCCCTGGTATTTAATTATTTACCAGTCTAAGTTGCTACTTGTGGCTGAAGGCTCATCTGAATGAGTACTTTCACCAGCAAAGAAAGCTTCCTGTTCTGTGTAAGGCATGTCACGAACTGCTGCTGTTTCAAGCTCAAACAGTTCTAGCGACGAAGCATCGAATGGCGCCTCATCTTTTGCTAAAGGAATGATTGTGTAACTTGTGTCTGTCTTTGTTCCAGAACGCTTAACACGCCACATCAGATTAGTGATGCTTCCCATTTCGCCAGCATATTCAATTAGTGTTGGAGTAATTGTTTTACCGCTTGACCCCTGAGAAAGAATAGCCACATATGGATCTTCCTTGCCATCGTCAACAAGAACATTAATGTAAAGTCGTGAACGACCCTTCCATCCCGCCTTGTAATCTTTACGGTGTTGTTCACATCCGTAGCACTTGCCTTGGTCTTCCATTGTGCAAAGACCCTTACGGCGATAATCTTTTGGATTTGTGTGCTCTACAGCAATAAATCCAAGACCAGCCTTTTCGTTGTATGTTGGTGAGTCTGGATCTAGTTCCTGCAAGAAACGAATCTTTACGCTTTCTGCATCCTCTAGCTTTACCCAGCGACCCTTTGTGCCTTCGCCACCACTTGATTGTGGTTTGTCCATAACTTTATTAAGATCTTTTAGACCTTTTACTATTCCCATATGTTTCTCCCTTGTAGTTGATGGTATAAATCCATCTGTTTATTATTTTTGATGGGTCCAAGATTGATATTCAATATTGGAAACTGCGTTTTTAATACAGGCTTTAATTTCCTCTTCGGTCAAATCGCCAGCATCTTTTGCATCATGTGGATATATCTTACCATATTCATACGAAGCCCACAAGAGGTCTTTATTCTTTAATCTAGAGGCAATGCTATTGGCAAGCTCACGACCAGCGTGGTCAGCATCAGTCATTAAAGTAACTTTATTAAAATATCTATTTATTAATGCAATATTTTCTGTGGATATATGCCCGCCAAGTGTTGCAATAACATTGGGGAATCCCGCCTGATGAACACGGATTGCATCAAAGCTAGACTCTACAATAATAACATTGTCACCTATTTTTTTAGCACGGTGAATGTTAAACATAGTCTTGCTTCTGGGGAGGTTGGTACTGTTTTTAAATTTCTTTTCTGAAATAGATCTGCCTACGATGCCTACTGCAAGTCCGTCTGGGCTATGTACTGGAACTGTTACCATATCCTGCTTTGGAGAATAGCCTAAAGAGAAATGGGCAATTGAAGACATATCGATTCCTCTAGACTTAAAGTAGTCTTGTGCTTCTTTGCTTGCAACTAAATCATTATATAGATTCTTTAGTATCTCTTCTGGAAACTCTACGAAGTCTGGCTTGTCTTCTAGAATATCGTTTAGAAGATCATCAAAGTTTTCTAATGTCTCCGCTTCTTTTGAATAGACATATCTCATGGCCTCAAAGTCATTCTTATGCAAAACTCTTTTAACTAGTTCTATTAATGATCCAGTTTCACCACACGATGGATTAAAGCATAGCCATGCCCCAGTTGTTTTACTAATACTACAACTTGCGCTGTGTCGGTTGGAATGAAATGGGCAGTAAAAAGAAACCTCTATGTCTGTTTCACCAGCTACCTGTAAGCCAAGGCTCTTTACAATTGCCTTTATATGTTGCTTAGAGTATTGCGTGGTATCAGCTTTCCTTGCGTAATTGCTTCGTGCCGCCATGCCTTCTTCTTTCCTACGTAAGTGCCATAGAGTGTCATTAAGAACATCCATGTTGTGCCATCAAATTCTACCGAAAAGTTGGTGTCTATGTCAAGTACCCTAAGATACCCTTTGTCTCTCATCTGGTGCGTAAGCATGCTTTCATATTGATGCTTAATGCGAACCATATCAGAGTCATCTAAAAATTCAACTCTAACTTGGAATCTTTTTATCGGTTTGTGATTCATTATTTTGGAAAGGATTCTCATAAATTTCTTTGACGATACCCCTGTTGATATCCCAATCTAAGTATAAACCAAATTCATGTCCATGTCGATTTTTACGTGAGACAATCTCAATCATATTAGTGCCTGGATATCTATGAACAGCCATAGCCATATCAGCATCATACTCAATAGCCTTTGACCAAGCCACCTGAGACATCATTGGAGGGTTGTCCTGATCCGAAACATCATCCGCAGTCGCTGCTGTGATATCAATAATAGGAATATTGTTTGAGACTGCAAGCATCTTAAACTCACGAGAAACATTTCTGTTTCTTTCAACTTCAGAGTTACTTCTTTTATTATCATTAAACAGCTGATGGTAATCAAGGATAACTATATCTGGTTTGTGCTGATCTATCTTGCCCTGAATAGTTGCTGGTGTTACTTCGGTATTGCCCTCATTTGAAATAAGGATAAAACTATTCTTGTCAGCAAATTTCTTTGAAGACCATGAACGGAAGTCATCAATATTAATGTCTCCCTTAGAAAAATCAGACGCTTTAAATAAACCAGACCCTAGCATTGTATAAATACGATCACGCATATTCTCTGGTGACATCTCAAGAGAAACAATCATTGGCTTAAATCCTTGTTCCCAGGCCTTACACGCAAGGTAAGAAGTAAACCACGTCTTACCACGCCCTGGCCAGCCGATAGCGACGATAAGGTGTCCTGGAGCCATACCTGTTGGGTATGCCAAGTCTATGGCCTCAAAACCTGTTTTGATGCCTGGAGAACCACCCATTTCAGCAGAGCGCACTCTCAATAGCTCCATATGTCTAATTGCTGCTTCGGCATCTGTAATGTCTAAGTCTCGAACATTATTTGTAAATCTACTAAGGCCAGCTAATTGAGACTGCATATTTTCAAGAACTCTTGAGGCTGCATCTTCTTTTAAGGATGAGCCAGCACGAAGAATAATAGTCTTAAGCTTGTTTGAAATAAATTCATTTTTAAGTGTATCTAAATAGTATCCTGTCTGGCCTTTAACATCTACTGGCTCAAAGTCTTTGAATTTTTCCTGAAGGATTCCTGCCTCTGGTACTGCTTTAAACTTATAGTAATATGACTTAAGGCCATCCCAAATATCTTTATGTGATGTAAACAGATCGTCTACGTTATCCGCAAGGAGTGTACTAATGTCTTTATTCTTGCATACCGCTGAGATTAACTCTGCTTCTGTATTCACTCTAGTCCGCCTTGCTCTACCATCTTCTTCGTTTCTTCTAGTAACAAACGACGCTTCTCTTTATCTTTTTCAATCTCAGTTTTGACTGTATCCATCTTATCAAAGTTATACAAAAAGAACTGTATCGTGTGGCCGTGCTTTGTAAGGTTAAAATAATACTCAAGCAATTCTTTAGCACGATCAAATCCTACACTATCAATAACATCTTGCATGGCCCATTTTTCACGGAACTTGTTTATTGATGGGGCCTTGCCATACTTCTCTTTATAAAGGTTTTGATAAAGGGAAAGCAGGATGTATGGCTCTTTACTATTTGCCACGCTTTAGCTCTTCCTCAACCTCTTCTGTTTTTTGAATTAGTTTGTTCTCAACAAAAGTGTAGACTCTTTCTGTTGCGGCTTCTACAGTTTCTCCTTGCCTGACATCGTCCTCAATGCCCACGCCAATTTTAATGCTTTCATAGTTACCAAGATTTCTAGTAAATGAAAGATCGACTTTTACTCTCGTTGTCATTTGTGTTCCGCCTTCTTATGTCTGCTAAGTGTATCGCTGGCAAATATGCCCCATCGAACTTCTATGTCCCGTTTACAAATATCGCAAGTAACTGCCCTAATCTTTTCCATTACTCTGCCTTCCATACTGGAACAAACTTACCGTCTTCTGTCTTAGTATACAATACTAAGTTGTTTTTGAGAAGAGCTTGGACCTCTGCTTTTGAAGGAACTTCTTTTGAGTGTCCTGAATCTAATATATGTTGGTGTATATCTAATATGTTTTTTTGATTAAACATATACTGTGACCAATTTTCGCTGTCTGGTTGTCCTATTGGATATATTTTTTGAGGGGTAGAAACCTTATCTCCTAGTATATATTCTTGTATCGTCACCCTATGCTTATTAAGCATAAGGGCAACTTCTACAACAGTGTATGCTGTTTCCATATTCTTTTTAACTTGAGAATATGAATACATAACTCTCTTCTTGTCTGGGTAGCACCAAGCAATTATTTCATCCTTTGATCTGGATGACTTTAAAACCTTATGTATCTTATCGTTTAAGAAGAAATACCGTAAGCTTTTTGATTTGCCGTCTCTTTTGATTCCAGCCATTTTCCGAAAGCACTCGTTTCTTTATTGCACATCCAGCGTTTGCCGCACATGATACAGAATAATTCCATATGTAGTTTTTGAGAAAACACTCTGTCTACAAAAACTCTTCCATTACATTTCCCGCACCACATTATAAAGTAAACAGCTTCCCGTCAACGACACATGAATAATCAGGGGCGACGTGAATCATCTGAATATGTGGGTAGTCATTAACAATGTGAGCAATTGCAAATCCTTTTTGCCAGTCGTGATGCTGCATGTACTTCATACCTGGACCCTTTTCATCACACATATGTCCAAGCTCATAACCACGAAGTGTTTCTCCTTCGCCATTATTTCTTAACTCGTATGTTACTAAGTGTGAGGCGATTCTGTGTGAGTGCCCTCTAATTAATGAGACCTGTAGGTCTTCCATGTCTTTACGCACAGAGCCAGTTGCTGCAATTGAAAGTCCATGGTGTACGTGGATATCTCCAAAGCGTCGCTTTGGCAATTCGTTGTAATGTATGTATTCGTATCCCAATGAGTCAAGGCCCCATAAAGCTTCTGGGGTTACTTCATTTATATAGTCAGGAAGCTTTGCATCTACATAATTAAAAATTCTAACATCGTGATTACCAAGCGCTGAAAATAGCTGAGCTTCTGGAAGCATGTCTCTTGTCTTTGCATAGAAGTCTCTTGCGCCCTTTGCTTCGTGACGCATCATTGGAACAATAAGATCTCGGCTATCTGTCTTATGAAGGTTTAAAAACTCTGCTGATCTTCCTTCTGTATACTTACTGTAGCATGCTTGATCATCTGTGTCTCCAAGGTAGTCAACGACATCTGGCTTAAACCACTTCATTACTTTAAACCAAAGTGCAATCATCTTGTCATCCTGATATGGGAACTGCTGGTCGGATGAAATCATCCACTTTAAATCGTTGCTCATTATCTGCCTTAATATGTAAAAAAGTCACGGGTACGTGACTTTGATGTTACATTTATTGTAACATATTGGTACAGCTTGTCAATAGGTTATGCGGTTGCTGCCACTCCAGTAGCAAATACAATAACCTTAATTGTAGATGCAGTTGCTGATCTAAACAGAACAAAAGCTGATGTTGTTGTTACTTTTGAAACCTGTGTAAATATTTGAGATTTAGCCCAAGTTGGCTGACTAATTCCTTCAATATAAAACTGAACCCATACTGCGGGTGGGGAGGCCCACTTTTGATTTCCAAATTTAAATTCTTTTGCTTTTGGAGTTCCTGATTCTACATTGATTGATACAGGGCCAGAATTCCAGACCATAGTTGTAACTTGATCTTTCTTTCCTTCTTCTTGAGCATTTTGCAATATAATGCTTTGGGCTGTACTTTGTTTTTCTATTGTTCCTAGATCTATAATAAGGTTATTAATAATCTCTGCTGTTACTGGGTCCCCAGGAGTTATAGCTCTTGATTTTATTGCCATTCTTTACTCCTTTGGCTGTTCCGCTGGAACTTCCTGTGATTTATTTGCTTCAGCAAGCTGTGTTATTTCTGCTCTAAGGATTGCTACGTGCGTCTCATACTGTGAGACGATCTCACCGATACGCTGTTGCAAAGCCTGTACTACTAGTTCTACTTTATCCATTATATCTCCTTGATAGATTTACAGTATACCATTATGGCGCATTACTGTCTAGCCCATTTAAGGCTTTATACGATTCTGTTGTCATTTCTTCATCTGTAATTCCATCGTGCCTTACAAAAACTTCTGTTAGCAAGGAGCCACAATCTGGGCAGTTTGCATAAGCAAAGCTTGAATCTACAGATGATGCGTAAAGTTCTTTATCATCTATACAGACCGCACAAAAAAACTTAAACATTATCTTGCCTCCAATTCCAATATTTTTTGTTCCATGGCTTCAACCTTTTCTTTTAGCTCTCTAACTATTGGTATTAAAAGCATTGGTATTTTTTGTTCATTTTTAAGTGATGTTGGCTCTCCGTTTAAATTTCTTTGCACAAATAGTCCTAGTCCCGCATCTTCTAAGTCTTCTACGATTGGTCCAAATCCATGCTGCCCCCATACGCTTGAATCTGTTTCTGGGTGATTATGCTTGTAGGTATAGAATGCTGGATTTATATCAAGAACTCTGTCATAATATGTTTTTGGAGCGTATGTAATATTTTCTTTAAATCTTCTTGAAGATGTATCAGCTACAAGGCCTCCTCCTGCTATGTACCTGTAGTCTCTTGCTCTAACATCATTTCTAATTTCAGCAGCGTAACTTCTTTGCGAGGAATCTGCTGCAAATCTAAATGTCTTGGTTTTAGTGTTAACATAAAAAGATGATCCAGGAACAGTTGTATCCTGCCCAGCTATAAAGGCATACGTTCCAGTTGAATAGCTACCGCTTTCCCAGCCAAAATGCATTATTGTATCGTTAGAAGGATTTTGAAATAAAATTCTAGGCCCTACTGATGTATCTGCGTATAGGTCTGAGGCTGAGCTAATATTAAACCCAGCTATCTTTCCGCTTGTAGCAGTAATTGCTCCTCTTAATGATAATGCTCCAGATGAAGATAGACTAAATGTATTTACGTTTCCTGAGTAGGCTTTAATTCCAGTATTATCTATAAAAAGTCCGTTGCTTGTATCGCCAACTACTTTTAACGTACTTAATTCAATAGAACCAGTTACTATCTTTGCGCCCTCAATTTTTGTAACATTGTTATTTATGGCAGATGCAACTTCGGTGGCAGCAACTTTTAAAGCTACCGCATTATTAGTGTTGGTTATTTTGAGCTCTGCAGCCGTAACGCCATCGGCTGCGGCAACTGCTTTGTCATAAGCCAAGTCAGCTCTAGCTTTTGCTGTATTAGCTTTAGTAGTTGCATCGGTTGCTGCTGCTGCAATAGCTGCTGCTTTAGCAGCATCGGCTCTTGCTTGTGCATCGGCTGCTGCTGCGCTTGTTGTTGGATATCCTCCAATTATTGCTCCTGCGGCGTACAGTATACCTTCTTTTGAAACCCTAAAATTAGCATTTGCGGCAACTTGAGATCCAACCCACAATCTATAGTCTGGGTCTGAGCCGCTTAGCTTTACAATAGATGGAAGTGTAGCAGTTGTATCTCCTAAAGTTATGTTTCCGCTGCTTTCAATTTTTGTATTAGAGCTTTGAATATATCCATCTGTTTGCGATGTTGCATTAATTGTCCAACCACCTACGAATCCTTTACGAGCATCTATCAATCCATCTGACGCTTGAATGAAAACGCTCTGTGCTCCAGCCGCATCGTGTGCGTACAAGCCACCAGATTGCATTACAACTCTTGCTCCAGACACCGACCCGTCTGCTGCAAATGTTCCACCAGCAATTATGCTTCCTGTAGTTACTCTAAGATTTCCAGTAAATGTTCCGCCAGTTGCATTTATTTTACCAGTTGTATATACGTCCGATCCGTCCCAATATAAAAATGAGCTTGCGCTTCCAACTCTAAACTGTCCCGTATTTAACCAGTAGTTGTGCCCGAAGTTTGTTGTTGATCTATCTAATATAATTCCGTTGTATGTGCCAGCTGTTTGTGTTGGAGTAATTGTATTAGATGTATTTATAGATTGCGTAATGCCTGTTCCTATTTTAAATAGGTCTGCTGTCTTCCCGCCAATAGATAATATAGATCTTAATTGGACATTGCCTGCTGGGGCATTAGGGTCTGAGACGGGGCCAAAACTTCCAGACGCAACTTGTCCCGCAACTCCAGTGTTCCAAGAAATACTGTTGAACGGGCTCTTTGCTGTGACTTGCCAATAGTAAACTGTATTTGGAGTTAAGCCTGTTATAGAAAAATTTGTTGTTGCTTTGCCGTCTACCTGCCCATATTCCCATAATGGATTTGTAACTGTTGCAGGATTATTTGGAGACCATCTAATTACATAGCCATTTGTATCTGCGTCTGTACTTGCAGTCCAAGATACATCAATTTTTATACTAAATCCACTCTTATCTTCAGGATCAATTGAAGGAGTTACAGCTACACCAGTTGGCGCTTTAGGAACTTTTGTTGTGTCTATTTCAGAATTAAGAATCTCTACAGGCCCCGCCGTTACTTCTGATATATTTAGATCATCCCACCTATCTCTTGATCTAACCTTTACCCATCTTGGGGCATAGCTTGATGCTTGAATAGTAACGTTAGTTGAAGTTCCAACATAAACAATATTCTGGACAGCAAAATCACTTGTAAGACTTTCAAATATAACTACATCATCTTGTGTGCTCAATGGATTTATAGTAAATTTAACTCCATAGGATTTAAATCCTGAAGTTAGAGTTAAGCCTTGGACTGGTAGTGTTCCATTTTCTATTACATGATTTACTAAGTATGCAGGCGATCTTTCACTTTCAGTTATTAACTTTGTTTCTTCGTCTTCGTGTAAATATGTGAAAAAAAACTTATACGTTTTATCTTTTACTGGGACCATTCTTATTGTTTTGGTATACGAGTTTGCAGATGTTGATTTAGCTTTTTCTGCAGCGGCGTTTGGATCTGTTTCAAGATCAGCTGGGATTGATTCGCCGCCACCATCAGTCATCATTGGGCCCGTATATCTCATTTAGAAACCCAAGCCTAGCCTATATTCAATGTCCATCTGCTTGCCTAAAGTTTTTGTAATAACATCAGTTAGCACAGACCTGCTTATCATTCCATAGTCTGTCCTAAAAGAGTCTTCGTCGTTTATTCTAAGTCCGTCCAGAAGGGCTGTTGTTGCCCCAGAGCTTTTGGCTTTAACTCCAATTGATATTTTAACTATTGATGATTTATCTGGTGTGCCAGATGTAAATCCGCTGGTATATAAGTTGCTTAACTTTAATGGCTTAACCTTATAGCCTATCGGAGAATCTCCAGTATACTGCGTAGATGTTTCTCCAGGATATCTAATTTCATAATAGTTATTATTTGAATCATATGCTCTTAAGAATATATAGTCTAAGTTTAAATCGCTCTGATAATAAGCCAGGGTCATGCTGTCGTTTGCGCTATACCCAGAGATGTCTAGATTAAAGTCATAGAAATAATCTTTTGATTGTGATGCTGCTGCGCCAATTGACATATAGTACGGACCTATTTTAGGAGATGATATGGTAACTAGACTTGGGTAACCTCCAGAACTATCTACCCAAGACTGATTGTCCTCAAATGAAGATATAGATCTACTTGCAAAGTCAGTTGTGCCAATGGTTATATTTGGGAATAAGCCAATCTCATTGATTATTCCAGATACATCCACTGG